CCAAGATGCTTAAAAAAGCAAGAAATCAGTATCTAAATGAAATAAAAAAACTGTCTGCAGGCCGGCCTTTTGTAACTGATAAGATGCCAATCAACCTCTTCTATATAGGTTTAATCTGTAGTGCTCTCCCAGAGGCTAAAATTGTTCACGTCAAAAGAAATCCTGCGGCAACGTGTTGGTCAAATTATAAGCAATACTTTTCAACTAAGGAATTGGGCTACTGCTACGATCTGTTAGATGTGGTTCGTTATTACCAAATGTATCAAGAGCTGATGCTTTTTTGGGGTCAGCATTATCCTGGGAAAATTTATCATCTAGATTATGAGCAACTTACTACTGATCAAGAACCTGAAACTAAGAAACTAATCCAATATCTGGGGATAGACTGGGAAGATGCCTGTCTATTCCCAGAAGAAAACAAGCGCTACGTGAAGACAGTCTCAAGCATGCAGGTTCGGAAAAAGGTCTATAAGGGTAGTTCCGAGGAGTGGAAGAAGTTTGAAAAATATCTTGGTGGAGCATTTGACGGCCTACCAAATTAGCTTTTAAGAGGGGGAGCAGTAGCGTGACTGAAGAAGAGATGGCTCTGATGATTGAGAAGGCGGCGGAAGCGGGTGCTAAGAAAGCCCTGCGTGAGGTGGGGCTGTCTGACGAGGATGCCAATTCTGACGTAAAAGAGCTAAGGAATTTACTGGATACATGGCGCATTACCAAGCGAACTGCCGTTAAGACCATTGTTCAGGCCGTTACTTATTTGTTTCTGGGGGCCTTAATAACAGGGGCATACCTAAACTTCAACGATAAATCGTAAATGAAACTTGACCCGGTTCTCCTCAACTGCGCCTGCCGACATTCGGTTAAGGCATATGACCATGTAAGCGGCTCAATCAAGATTGAGTCGAAGCTCACTTCTACAACTGTTTTTGTAACTAAACGTAAAACCATTGATGTGATCTGCTTTCGCGGGAGCCGGGGGTTGCACGACTGGCTATTCAATCTCAGTGCAGTACCTGTTTTCTATGCGGGTCGGCTTTGCCACGGGGGGTTCGTGGCCGCACATCTCTCGGTCTGGGGCAAGATCAAGAAGCATATCCATCCCAAGAAGAGAACCTTGTTTTGTGGGCATAGTCTGGGCGGTGCTCTTGCTGAGCTGTCAGCAGCAAAACTTCATAAGAAACATCCTAACTTGAACCTTGTGACTTTTGGAAAACCGAATGTCTTTTTCAAAGGCTTTAAGCGTCCGTTGCACCTGGATGACCAGATTTCTGTGGTGTGCGGGTCAGATATTGTTACTCAAATACCCAAGCTATGTTATGGCCCAAGCAAGAGCCAGACCATGCTCTACTTCTCCAACTCCGGGCGAGATTATATTGATCCCGACAAGGCGTTCCGCGCCAAAGATCGACAGCTTGCTACAGTGATGTCAGACCATAAAATGGAGGGATATGCTGAGCGGCTCAAAGAGTTTGTGGGTAATCAAGGCAAAGAAGAGTTTGTGATAAGCAAAGAAGAAGCTGCTGAACTTAATAAATTAATGGACGAGGTGGAAAATGCTTAGATTAATCCCGTTACTCTTTTTTCTTGCTGGGTGTACCCAAATTGAAGCCTTAGCGGTTAGCGATGGAGATAATGCCTTTGCNTGTCTTAGAGGCGAGTCTGCGGCCACAGCAGGCGTTTTTGGCGGGAATCTGAGCGGAATTACGGTGGAAGTGCCTGCTACGGTAGATACCTCCCAGTGGTCAGCACAGGACTGGGCTACATTGGCCGAAATTTGTGACTAATAATGTCGAAATTTCTGGCTGTGTTCGTGGGTATCTTGGCGGGTTTGTATCCGATATCCCTGCATTCTTCTTTCGTTGAGATAATAATGGAAGAAAATAATATGGACAAACTGATCGCTATACTTAAACGGCACGAAGGGGTCAAGCACTTTGCTTACCGTGACAGCCTCGGCATCCTCACTATTGGTTGCGGCAGGAATATCAGCGGCGAAGAGCCCCACAAAGGGCTCGGAGTCAGCGAGGACGAGATCGAATATATGCTCCAGAATGACATTGAGCGTACTATTAAAGAACTGAGCCGTGAATACCCCTGGTTCAACGATATGGAAGAAGGTGCTCGGCGGGATGCAATCATAAACATGCACTTCAATCTTGGCAGGGCGCGTTTTGCAGGGTTTAAAAAAGCGATTGGGCATATGGAGATGGGCGAGCATGGTAAAGCGGCTACTGAGTTCTTAGACTCCCGTTGGGCCAAACAGGTGAAGGGCCGTGCAATAGAAGTTACGGATACAATCAGAACGGGAACTTACCCCGAATGGGTGAATCATGCTGGTTAAGTACGAATTTGAGGCAGGGATTAATCGGGAAGGAACGCAGCTCACTGCCGGGAGCGGTTGGTACGATGCCGATAAGATTCGTTTCCGTAAGGGCAGACCTGAGCAGATCGGTGGTTGGGCCAAATATTCTGTTAATGCTTTTTTGGGTGTATGTCGTTCATTACTGGACTGGGTAGCCCAATCGGCTATCGATTATCTTGGTCTTGGGACGAACCTGAAGTTCTATGTCAACGTAGGTGATGGTTACAATGATGTCACCCCGATACGAACCACCACCGTTGCTGGCGCGGTTACTTTCGCCGCATCCGCAAGCTCTTCAACCCTCGCGGTTACTAACATAAGTCATGGGGCGGTGGTTAATGATTTTGTGACCTATTCGGGCGCTGTTACCTTGGGAGGAAACATCACCGCTGCGGTGCTGAATCAGGAATACCAGATCAGTGCTATTACTAATCCGAATGAATACACGATTACAGCCAAAGATACCGCAGGGGCCACTGTAACGGCCAGTGCTCTTGACACAGGTAACGGTGGTGCTGCTGTTGTCGGGGAATACCAGATCAACACAGGCTTAAATAGCTATGTTGCAGCATCGGGGTTCGGTGCAGGCACATGGGGCAGTTCGGCTTGGGGTGGTTCAACGGCAATTGGGGCTGGTAATCAGCTCCGGCTCTGGAGTCAGGACACCTTTGGTAACGATCTTATCTTTTGTGTTCGCGGTGGTGGCATCTACTACTGGGACGAGAGTGTAGGCACAGGAGCCAGAGGAGTGGCTCTTGCTGACAAGGTAGGAGCAGTGAGTCCTCCCACTCTGGCCTTGCAGGTGATGGTGTCAGATACGGATCGTCATACCATTTGTTTTGGGTCTAACCCTATTGGCAGTACCACTCTTGATCCGTTGTTTGTACGTTGGTCAGATCAGGAGAGTCCGTTTGACTGGACTCCAACATCTACCAATACCTCGGGCGGCGTAACTCTGACTGCTGGCTCCTACATTATCGGGGCAATTAAAACACGGCAGGAAATACTGATCTTTACCAATAACAGTATCCACTCCATGCGGTTTTCTGGAGCGCCTTTCACCTACGAGTTTGATGTAGTGAACGAAGGCTTGTCGATGGTGTCACCCAATGCGGCCACTAACGCAGGTGATATGGTCTTCTTTATGGATAGAGGGGGCTTCTATTTCTATAACGGTTCGGTACAGAGGCTCAAGTGTACGGTGCTGGATTATGTTTTCAGTAACATAAATACCGCTCAGGAATTCAAGATTTTCGCTGCCAGCAGCCTCGATTTTTCAGAGGTGTACTGGTTCTATCCTGTAGGAAGCGGCAACACTGAATGTACCAATTACGTTAGTTATAATTATCTGGAGGATTCGTGGGCAATAGGCACCCTGAACAGGGCTGCGTGGATACCTGCTGGCACTCGAACATACCCGATTGCTGCCACCAACATAGTGGATGCCAATGAGAATTATCTTTACAACCATGAGTCTGGTTATGACGATGACGGTTCAGCCATGAACGCCTACATTGAATCAGGTGGTATCGAGATGGGTGACGGGGAGCAGTTCATGTTTGTTAATCGCATGATCCCAGATTTTAAATTTCGCGGGGCTACTGGCAGTGCGTCGATGACGGTTACTTTCAAGGGAAAAGATTTCCCCTTGAATTCAAGTAGTACGCTGGCGACCTCTACGGTTACTTCCAGTTCGTCCCAGTCGTTCATTCGAGCTAGAACACGGGAATCGATTATCAGGGTAGCCAGTACCGGAACAGGTTATGGCTGGACGTTGGGGCAGATGAGGTTTGATGTCAGGCCAGACGGGAGGCGCTAGTGGCACAAAAAACTAACTCAGTAGTCTTGCCTACAGCCAATACTGTTTATGACTTCCAGAACGAGCTGACGATGCGAAGAACGCTTGAGCGTTCTTTCGCGGATGTGCAGGATAACCTCAATGAAGTAACAACCAAGGTTGGCAAAGAAGAATCCTTGGCCATGAAACGATTTCAGTTCTTGTTGATGGGGGCGGTTAATGGCTGATGCGATCAAGGTACTTGGACAGCTTGACGCAGCGGCGACTACATCCGAAACGCTTTATACCGTGCCTGACCTTAATCTAACGACTGTCAGCTCTCTGGTAGCCTGTAACCGGAACGGTTCAGCCGAGACCTTTCGTGTAAGCGTACATGTTGAGGGCGCGGTCGCTGATAACAAGCAATACCTTTACTATGACAAAGAAGTGCCAGCCAATGATTCGCTGGCGATAATTATCGGAATGACGCTTAACCAGTCTGATGTGGTTAAAGTTTATGCTGGGGGAACCGGCATGAGTTTTAACCTTTTCGGTGTGGAAACAAGTTAGGACTAAACTATGAATATGCAGCCGCCATTACAGAGAACGGCAAACCAGCTATCGGACTACGGTAGGTTCGGGGACAGTACACTCGTCCACATGAATCCTGCTGAGGTTCGTGGTCTGGCATCCATGTCGCCAACAGGCGAGCTAAGCATTAACCCTGTTACTGGTCAGCCGGAAGCATTCCTTCCTTTCCTAGCACCCATTATAGGGAGCGCTCTGGGAACATCATTGTTGGGCGGTACGGCGTTAGGGATGGCAGGTGCTGGCGCGTTAGGTGCTGGTCTTGCAACATGGTATGAAAGTGGGGATTTCGAGAAAGG